AAAAGGAAGTCTGCCCAGTTCAACAAACCCATAATCATTATACACCTTTGGCAGAAAACCTCTAGGGTATTTTTTACTTGGGACAGCAAATGCATCCAGTGCAGTTGCACCTTCCTGGATTGCTTTTCCCATAACTCCAGGTGCAGCAATCCCTTTTGCACCAGGTTCATTGTTTACAACTCCTACTATTGCCCTTTCATTTGGTCCCAGATCAGGGTGAATGAACCCATAATCTGCTGCATAATCTGTATCTTTTATTCCGAAAAAGACCTGGGAGTCTTTACCACCAAGTTGGTAAACATTAAACGTACCATTCTTCACACCCTGCTGAATTTCCTTTACAGAGTATTCAGTCAGTGTTGCAGATGCATCTGAATTTCTGATTGCATTAATAAAATCTGTTGGAGATGCACCACCTCTACCTACAGGCATCATTGTAGTCTTCCAGTTATCTTTTGCTGCTTCCAGAGCAAGATGTGCCTGTCTGGAAGACTGAATGTGCTGGTAAGGAGTAGTGGGTAAATTATTTGCAATATCCTGGGTAATTGTTACAATTGGCTGCTCTAGATTTGATGCTCTTTCTATGTTTGCCAGTGACTTACCTTCCTTCAGTCTTGTTGAGACATAATCTGGAAAAAGAGTGTCATAACTGACAGGAGTAGCAAATTTACCAACAATCTTACCCTTAAAGGCCATACTGTAACTTGGATGTTTGGTTGTACCTGGATGTTCTCCCAACTTAACAATATTGTTTGGCCCTTTATCTATTTCTATCAAAAGGAGTGCATCTGACCTGCCAAGTCCATATGTAGATGGATCTTGTGTCTTTCTAAGGATCTTATTGATGTTTGGAGCACCTAATTTCTGTCCTGCTGCAGATCCTAACTGTTCTGCAATTCTTGCTCTTGCCTCAAATGTTAGTCCTTTAACAAACTTTCTATAATCTTTTGATTCAAATCCTGGAAAATTCTGCAGGTCCTTATGGGCAACATTCCCAGTTTTCTTTTTTACTAATTTATTCAACCTCTGCAGGTTCCTCTTCCCAATTCTCCCATCTCTAATATATGCATCCATATTCCCAAGCATCGAATTTGCAATAGAAGTATTCGACTTATGTGCTTCAGGTCCCATTGCAACAATAACTGCATAGTCTGAATTCTCTATCAGTTTGGGGAACCCTGCAGCACCCTTATCACTAACTGCCCAAACCACATTTGCATTTCTGGAATCTTCTAGATCAAGAAATTTAGGACCTCCGTAAAGAGGTTCTCCTTTAGTTAATTTTGATGAATCAATTCCAGTGTATATCACACCTGCATCAGTCAGGTCTGCAGGTATCTGAAAAATTCTCTTACCAACCAAGTCCTGGGGATTAATGACTGGAACCCGATTCATTAATTTTGGTACTGCATCTGGACTGACTGGAACAACTTTATCTGGAGAAAGTTTTTTAAAGTCTGCTCCTATTTCTAACAGTTCCTTTTCTGCAGATTTTAAAGTATCAAAATCGTCATGATAATATGGTTCATTATTTTTATCTAAATAAGTTATTCTAAACGGACCCTCATCAGGATCAGTGTTCTTACTTAGCAACACCTTACCCTCATTCGTAAACTTTGGATCTACCCTATCAAATAAATCTCCACCTATATGCTTACCAGATATTCCTTCTCCAGCCTTTAGCTTTGTGACTCTTTTGATTGCTCTTGCCAGGTCAAGTGGAGTAGCCAAAATACCAAGACCATATGCAGATAATCCAAAATCTAATGCTTCTATTCCAGACCATATCCCTGCTGCTGCTGCTCCAGGATAATCTCCTTCATCCAACAGACCCATCATTTTATTCCATTCCTGGGTGGACCGGACACCAGACCTGACTGGACCCTCAACAGGGGTTATATCTTTCCTTAATTCAGATAAGAGATAAGTAGCATCATCTGAGGTTCCTGAGAGAGTTGTGTCCCATTCGGGAAGGGTACCTAAATAAGACCTGATATGGTCATACCAGGTATCCGGTCTACCCTGGGTCAGTTCTGATCTGTACTGGTCAAAAACATGTTTAGGCATTGGGGGGCATTTGTGGCATTGGAGGTGCTTGAGGTGGAGGTGCCTGTTGTTGTTGTGCTTGAGCTTGAGCTTGAGCTTGCATCTGTTGTTGTTGAATCTGTTGTTGTTGTGCTTGTTGCTGGGCCTGAATCATTGCTGCTCTCTCTTTTCCTGCTTCCCGGTTCCGTTCCAGGTTGGCCTTTATCTTCTCAGTATCCAACCTGGTGTTGTATTTTGCTTCCATATCCATGATACTGAGTTGTGCTTGAGTCTCATTACGGTCTTTCTCTCTATCGTCAAGACGGATCATTTTTTCTCTTTCAAGCTCCAGTTTCTGGGCATCATGCTGGGCATCAGCTTGTGCTTTCTGACCTTGAATTTGTATATACTGCTCCTCTGGAGTTGGTTGTGGAGGTTGAGGAGGTGGTGCCTGGTATTGTGCAGGATCACCAAAAAACATAGATGGGTCCTGAAACCCGGACAAAGTCACTATCTTGGAGAGAGTTTGATAGTATTGCCTCAAATTGACAATCGGGTTTTCAGGACCGAATTGTTGCAGCAGTGTTTCCTGCTTTTGTGCAATTGTCTGGAGAAAACTCATTTTTTCCATATCTGATCCACCACCAAGTGGAATATCAACTGTCACATCCATGTCACTGTCCCAACTCCTGGGATCAATTGGTACCCATTGGTTGTTCAATCTAGCCATTTTTTCCCGGTCCTGGTACTGACACACCAGTTTCAAAACACCTTTATACAATGGTTTCAGTCCAGTTTCTGCAAATATTCTGGCAATTAATTCTATGTGGGCTTGTGCAGCCTTTACGGATGCATCAATTCCAACTTTTGCAGTTGATGTCAGAGATTCTACATCAAGACCCTGGCTAATTTTCGTGATTCCTGTCCTGGATGCCTTTATCTCGTCTAACATTGAGAGAATAGGAAGGGCAGAACTTCCAACAAACGGCATATCTAATTGTGTGACACTTGCAGGTCCACCTCTTGCACGAATAATTGAACCACATTCCTGGTTCAAAACGTCCTTCATGTTGACTTGTCCCTCCTGCACAACGAGCCTGGGACTGACACTCATCACCAAACTGTCCATAACGGATCTCAAAATGGCACTCTTGATTCTCTGAATATCAGCAACTACATCGGTTATGGATGCACCTCCAATTGCAGATGTATGTGGTTGTGGATCTGGAGTGAATAACACAAAAGGGATGTAGTCACAGGGCATCACATTGACTACATTATGCGTAGTTCCAATTGTACAGACTCTCAATAATTCTGAAAAATTATCCTGGTCCTTATCAATTCTTACATAAGATTCGCAATATAGCACCTTCCTGGAAGCAGGTTCCATATTACCCTGGTGCCGGGTGGCACTGTCTGAATGCCTGTTGATAAATTCTTCATTACTGGAAAAAGAACCTTCAGTTCCTGCATATTCTTCAACCTGCTCCAGTGAATATCCCAAACTAACCAAATCTGAAACCGTCTTGTAGCTGCGATGTGCCACAATGTCTGCAGTCTCAACTGATTTAGATGTTCTTGAAATTAGAAATTCCTCTGGCGGCAGAGCCTCTATTTTTATGTTACCCTCTTTTATTCTTCTCTTGAGAGTAACATCAAAAAGTGGAATACCCTCTGGGGTCTGACCACTGGATTCCATTTCAACAGATTCTACATCATCCTCTCCTGCAAGAATCTGAGCCTGTTGCTCATCGAGACCTGAGAACCTGGAAGAAGTTACCTTTTCTGTTTCTTCCCACCAGTATTTCAGAATTCCAGTTCTCCTGATAAGTGCATCCTTAAATGCAGACATCATTGTGTTGAAGAAATTGGGCTGCTGCTCCAGGATGAGGTTATTGATGTAAGAAGAACACATTTCTGCCATCGGAACATCTTCTGGTCCTTTTGGTGTGAAAGATAAAATCTTGGAAGAACCAAAAAACACACGCATCAAACTTGGAAGGATTGCGTTTATTGTGTCCCTGGTATCATAGGATACTGCACCAGACCTACCCTCATCCTCCTGTTCAGGAAGGTGACCGGAGTAATACTTGGATGCAGTTACTCTGTCAGTTGAAAGTTCATCGCAATACTGAATTGAATCTTCCAGCATCCGGGCTACATAACCCTCAAATTCTTCTTCATCCATTTCTTCTGTAAAACCAGATTCTTCATCAGTAGCAAATCCTGGAAGTTCTTCATCAGTTTCAGGTGTGTCGTATTGGGCCATTTTTGGTGTTTTGGTGAGAATTTAAGGTCTCAGATCTCTCTCTATGAGGTTTTTTTGGGGTGACCCTATGGAGACCATAGGTAGTTCCTTCATTATATCACCTAAATAGGGGAAAATAGGTGCTACTGAGATTTGTGCTCAAAAAGGGGCATTGGTTGACCATTGGGTGACCATTGGGTGGGGCTTGGGTAATAGGGTACCCTATAGGGTACCTTATGGGGGGGATTCTTTCTTCCAGGAATCCAACTCTTCTCTGGATGTATTATCATCAACTACTGGACATGGTTCCTTCAGTTTTGAAATAACGTAAGATCTCCATTGATCCTTCTGTTTCTGACTCATGGAGGGACTATGCCACCATTCTTCCTCACAATTGTACTTTTTACCAATGGTTAATTGTTTCATTTCTTGGGTGGTTCTTTTTTCCAGTCAATAAATTCTATGTTCCTGCCATCATTCCAGCCAATATCCTTTTGGGGTCTATGACCAAGTGGATTGTTTGTAACAAGACGGTTCTCTTCCTGGATATATTTCTCTACAATCTCATTCCCCTTAATTCCTTCCATCAGTAAATATTTGGAAGGTTCCTCTTGAGAGGTTTTGCCCAACCTCCGGTTGCACCGGACATAATTGCACTGGTGCCTGAAAAAGTTAGTACGAAACTGTCAGCATAGTCCGGGCTGCCTCTGTGACCAATCCTCTTCTTCATTTCAGCTTTTGTTTCCATTCTAATTTTCCCGGAAGATTCATAGGTGTACCGGGGTGAACACAATTCAAACATTAATCTCTCATCTCTGGGTATCCGACAATTAAGCTGCTCAAACCACTCTTTTGCCTTGTGCCATAACTCTGCCCTTAAATTCTTGTACTGCCCTGAGATGGATGCAGACTCTCCAGTATTCACATCAACTGCAGGAAGACCTAATTCCCTCAAACGGTCACAGGTCCCGGCTCCCACCCCGATTGAATCTGCCATTATCTCCTGGGGAGCCTTACCATCCTGTTGTGCCTTTTGATACTCTGCATGTATTGCTCCAGTCAGTGCCATTGTGTCCAGCTTTGCCCAACTCTTAATAGGTTCCAGGACATGATTGCCCTGGCGTTTGCAAAGTGCAGATTTATCAGACCCGAATCTTGCAATGTCCAAACCCCACACAATTGGTGCAGTTTCACTCAGATCAACATCCCTGGTGACTGCAGACTCAACAAGAGAATTTGAGAGGATGGTATCTTCTGTTGTCTCAGCAAAATTTCCCCTAATTCTTATGGCATATGTGGAAGAGTCAGTTCCGTATCTTTCTGACATTTCAGAAATGTACTCTGGAGTTACCCTGGGAGAATTTTCACAACTGACTGTCCTTAACCACCACCGATCTTTTAGTTTAGTAAATGCATCATAGAAGTAACCCTCTGATTTTGTTGGGTTTCCCACCATGATGAGCTTGGAATTGGGTGTTGAAAGTGACCCTCCTGCTGCCTCAAAAATGGAGTTGTCAACGGATGAAGCTTCATCGCATATCAGAAGCACATTTGCAGAGTGGATACCCTGCAGTGCCTCTGGAGTTTCTTTCCTGGCAGTTCTGCATGAAATAAAAGAACCTGATGGATCACTCTTGAGGGTGATTCTCTCAGAAAATACTTCAAACAGTTGCTGCAGTGCAGGGGGTAACCTCAATAACTGAGACTTTAACTCTGCAAACAGGGCATCAAACAACTGAGCAGCAGTTGGAGCAGTACAGACCGTTTTTTGAGGGTAAAAACAGAGCATATGGTGAAGCATTAACCATGCACAACACACACTTTTGCCAATTCCATGTCCAGATTTTACGGCACATAATCTTTCAGTTAAAGTTGCTTCCAGTAACTCAATCTGCCAGGGATCTGGTTCCAACTCTAAGATTTCACGAACAAATCTGACTGGATCGTGCTTGTACTTCTCAATAAATTCTGAGAAGATATTATCTCTTCCTGACATGGTGCTTCTTTCGGTAATGTTTCAATTGAACTTAAAAATTCATGGGGGACCCAGTAACAGTAAGATAATTTCCCGGAACTGTTGTGGAACCACTCAGGATGATCAAAAACCTCAAAACCAGTAATCCAACCCCGGATGGTGTATTCACCAAAACTACCCTGGGCAAGAATGTAATACTTGTCAGGATTATCCTTCTTCTTAACAAATAATTCCTGGTACTCCAGGCCCCTGGTCCGAACCTCATAATGCTCACCAACATCAGTTGACTTATATGAAGTGATTCCACTTGGATATAATCCTAAAAACTTTGCAACTGCAAACTCACCCAATGCCCCCTCAATAGAATTGTTCCATAAACCACCAGGACCAACAGAATTGTACTTACTCTCGTAATGGGAATTTGTCTCTTTTCCACTGTTTGAACCTCTCAGGCATTCTAGCTGCCTTTGAATTCCTGACTCTACTCCTATCCGAATTTCCCTTTCCGTCAGGACTACCGATGGTGTATACATTGACTTCATTGCTCCTTCCTGGTGCATCTATGATCCAAACATCCAAATGTCTGGGTAGTTTATCCTTAAGCCAGTCATACAACTTCTGAGCACGATCTGGAGTGGGTAACTTGGTCAGAGAACCACCCGATTCCCGGACCTGCTTCTTAATGTCATCAATCGTCAATTGAAATGAACTTCTCATCTGCCGGGATGGTGTAATGTAAATCAGGATCATCCAAATCAATACAATCGAAAGATAAATATTCACAGCAGTTACCCCTCTTCTGGGGATACTGACGGATGATCTGAGCCTTAACTTTCCTTAAACCCTTCTCAAATAATTCGTCCTGCAACTCAAAACTTATCTTGTCACCAATCCTGGGCATAGTTGAGGTAGTCGAAAAATGGTTAATAATTTTTTTTGGAAAAGGAAAAGGAGAGGTGTGTTGACTATGTCAATTGACACCCCCCATGCCAGGGTCCGGGGGGTATCCAACCTCCCCCCCTAATGAAATCAGTGACTTAGAACCCATACCTATCCACTCCCCCCATGTTCAGTAATTCTATTATTGAACATTATCCTGTTAAGTATTGATATCATTAGTTATTAATGTAGTGATAAAGGTTATATGTTCGATTTCTGACATTATCGTACATATAGAATTGGGTCACGTAGGCACATGTGAAGCTCTATAGAAAACTCTCTGAGAGTAGTTACCTCTATACTTCTACTATTCACTCCCTCTATACTCCTACTAATACTTTCCCCCTCTATAATACTCCTTACGGTTCCTATACTAATCACACTCTTTACTCTGTTAATGTTTAAGGACCCACTATATATATAGTAATAGTATATATAGGGTCATTATCTATAGATCACCTTCCATGAGTTGCCTGTTCAA